TGGCCAACTCAAGAACTCGTCCAACGGTAGCCATTGTATTAGCTTCGCTCCAAGTGCCGATGACTCTAGCCTTACTACCTCTTCGCATGATGACAATTGTTTCGTTAGAACCAAACCGAGAAACATCGACACCAAAAGAACATAAACCATCTTCTTCCAAGTCACGATTCTTTGCCTCATCTATCCACGACATAGGGAACAACGCATTGTCTTGGTTGTCTGGGAACTTACCCATAACACGAGCATCCCAGATAGGACTCTCACTACCATACTTCTTATACTGAGCGTCTGCCCAATGCGGCGTCACTAGAGTTGGGTATGGAAGACTGCCATGAATCTTGTTCTCCCATCTGCCTGTCTCTATATCTTCTACTGTGATTCCAAACTTGGTGAAGTTAGGCGTATCAAAACATGACACAGCAAAGTTACTAGCAGATGGATTCTTGAAGGCTCTGCCAAAAGGAGTGTTCTCGTTTGTTGGGTTACCGATTCTTAACAGTCTACTGTGTTGACTACTCAGGATAGATTCAATACCTTGGTCGATCGCATCTGATATACCACACGCTTCATCAACTATCACAAGGCAGTGCTCCGCATGGAACCCCTGAAACTTATCCGGGTCGTAGTCGTTCGCAGTAAACCCCATCGCCATCCAGTCCGGCGCAATGTTGAGCTGTTGTTTAAGAATCTTTCCGCCAAGGGGAATTGTGCTACGACTGTGTGCAGCTCTGATCTCTTTCCAGATAATACCTCGGACCTGTCGGTCAGTGGGAGCAGTCGTAAGAACAAGAGATGACGGGTGGCAGAACAGAAACCACAAAGCAGCGCGACTTGCTAACCAAGACTTACCGATACCGTGACCAGAGCGAACATTGGTTTCGCGGTTGTCTACTATTGAATGAAGGATTTGGGATTGGATAGGCCAAGGCTTTTCGCCCAAGACTTTACGGACCCACCACGTTGGGTTGGACCTAGACTTAGACAGGACTGTTTGCCTGCTAGAACTACCTAGACTTGTAGCAGCTGAAGACATTCATTTTACATTTCCGCATTTTAATCAGCGGGTACATTTGAATCAATTGTATCTGACTCAACTATTTCACCCTCTTCTAAATCAGAGGACTTATTATCATTTACCACAAACTCGGCCCAGTTAGCAATGTTTATTGCACCACCACCAGGACCAGACAACTCATGACGCACCGGGGCATCAAGCCCCATTAACTTAGAACGACGCTCCATGATACGGAGCACACTGCCTACAGCCTTATCGCTACCACCCATTGCGTCCAACCAGACAGCATTGGTTAAGTGGTCGAGGCGTTCTAACTCAAGGTAGACCAGCTCCTCTAAATCCAGGGTCAGGTTCGCACTCTTCAGCATGTTGCCCAGGTGCTTGCGGCATGAATGGATTGAGATGCCTGTCTCCTCGGATATCTTCGCGTAGGTCTTACCTGCGATGCGGAGCTGGAGAACTTTAGCTGCGTCTTCTGATAGTCTGTAGGGTTCAGGCTTCTTTGCTAGTTTCGTCATAACTATAGCTTAACTCAATTCGGGAAAACTTGGAAGAGGGCGCAGGGGGTAATTCACCGTGTGGGATTTTAAATCATCACGTCGACTCTACGCCCTCTTGGGGACAAGTTAGTTGTTTTCAGGGGGTAGGTCAATGACGCGTTGCGTTAGTAGTTCAAATATTGAAAATTTTTTGTGAGGGTACCCGGGCCACGAGTCTTCTTCGTGTAGCGTTTCGAGTCACAAGGTCTGGGGGGTCAATCTCATTTTGCGAACCGTAACCCAGGGTTGAGCTACGGATTAGTGACTCAAAACATAGTCACTAGCCTATAGCTAAAAAAGTAGAGCGAAGTACTTGTGCATGGTGCGCGGATAAGGTATAACGGTAGTATGAGTATCCATATGAATATATATCGAGTTGTTCGCGGCGTGTTTGCCGCGCGCACCTACGCGCCTAACGCAATGCGTCAAGGCGTAATTAACGCGATAACGCAATGCGTTATCAAATCAAGCTTAATGGCCAAGTTTAGCCATTAAAACGGAGTTGAGAATCATGAACGACAGAGCACAAACAATGCCAATCTTGAGCGCAATCGCTTGGAAAGTCACTAACAAGGACGTGGTAGTATCCATGTCAGAAATCAGCGGTAAGCGCGGTTTTCGCGCCTATGGCCCGGGTACATGTAAAGAGTTCCCCAAGTCATACACCGTACACATTGACCAACGATTGGAAGGTGAGGCGCTCGTAGAGCCACTACGCAAGGCGCTAGCGGCCGTTATCGGTGGCAAGGTCAACGAGCAAGGCATGTTGACCAATGGCAAGGGTAAGGGCAACCAAGAAGCGCTAAATGTAGTTGATAGTAAGCTACCTAACCACGTTGCAGGTATCAGTGGTTGCGGCTGGGCGGCTGTAGTCAAAGGTGAGAAAAAAGCCCGCGGTAAGAACGGTGAAGTTAAAACGGTTACATATACCGGCAGCAACGGTGTAGGTGGTACATGTAAGATTAAACCCGACGTTGACTTCATTGTAGGTAATAAGGTAACCAAGTGGGTGGCTGTATGCGCCGATGGTAGGGAATTCACTTTCGCGCCGGATGAAGAACAGCTACAACGCGCACAAAATCAGGCCGCCGAAATTCAAGCGCGTGCAGATGCAACAGTGGCGAAGCTGGAAGAACAGCTAAAGAAGGCCAACGACGCGGCGCGCAAGGCGGAAGCACGACAGGCCAAATTAATGGCGAAGTTGGAAGCTGTAGCCTAATCACTCACATGTAGGTAAGACAAAAAGCCCGCGTCACTATTGTGGCGCGGGTATTTTTGCGTTCACTCAATGACGCAATGCATAACCAATATTCTAGCGCGCCGATATATCGGTGCCATACGTTGCACTACACTGCATGTATGGCAATGCAATGTATGGCAACGTAATGTATGGCAAGTGCACTACACTACATGTATGGCAACGTAATGTATGGCAACGTAGTGTATGGCACCTGTACAGGTGTTCAGGTACCGAATGGCCAAATTTAGCCATTACCCTATGAGATAGGCTCGAACTTTTTTTAAACGAACTTTTCAACTTTTTTATTTTTGTTTTTATTTTTTTTTATTTCATTGAGGCGCCGGATGGTCAGCCTTTTTTATCTCAACTTTTATTAAACCTTTTTTAAACTAACTTTTCAAAGGACAAACACAATGCTTTACCTCACCCTTTCAATCGCCATCTTCGCAATCACTACTATGATCACCAGCGAGGTCGCCCTTTCATAAGCAACCAAAGGGGCATGCATTGGGCGTGCATGGTCATGTATGCACACACTTATAGTGTGTGTGTGCATACACATGACCCCGTATGCACCCATGTGCATATGCATATGTGTAAGTAACTGAACTTGTTCGGTTATTTTCACGTGTGCACTTCATGTGCATCAAATAATCACGTATTTATAACTATAGGTTGTCATAGTTGAGTGCACACGAAGGAAACTTCGCTACTCACTTGATAACACAGGCTTTTTAGAAACTAAATAGCCGTTAGTTATAGACTCTCATGTGCACGAGATTTCCCTCGATGCACACGAACAAAGCACAGGACAAGTCCGTCCAGTGCATTTCAAATGGCCAAACTTGGCCATTACAGGAACTGAATACATGCTCAACTCAATCAGCTACTGTTCATCATTCGTTCTTCTTCTAGCTGCTCAAGCTCACCTTTTTTACGGTGACTACTTTGCAGCCTTTCACTGCTTCGTTACCGGCTGGGGTTCAGCTGCTCTGACTTACCTGCTCGTACAACGGGAGGCGCGTCGTGGATAGAGCACTAACAGTCACCATCGGAGAAACGATGTACAAGCTGACGCACGTATGTCGTCGTGAGTACAGCATCTCCGAGCACAAACCTGGACGCTACCTCTACAAGCCAGCTGAATACTTCACGGTAGACGGCTACAAGAAACTCGACCGCGACTTAGCTGCGCGTGATGAGTTCGTTCAGTTCCTAAGACTTCGCGGGGTTTCGATTCCGCCCAACTTCAAGACATGGAGATTGATATGAGAAAGATAGCATTACTAGATACTTCCGTAACTCGGAAGAAGAAAATTTTAACGGAGCCAGTAACCGTGGAGACTGAAGCTTCTCCCCGTTTGCTAGAACTTTTAGACCAGGGGTACGAGGTGTACATCGTCACCACAAGGACCAAGCTTTTTAAAGACGGGCATGACAAATGCCTGTTCGACCTTATACCGT